TTTGCGTTGCATCAGGACGCCCGACGTCTCACATTCGAGCCGTGGAACCTATCAACCACGGGGACAATTCTCCTGAGCGTCTCCCCCGCTCGAACTCCGCCGAAGAGATTCTCGGCAACCTCAAAAGCATCGCCGACGTCGTCGGATACCGAAAGGCAGTCGTCGCTGGTTTCGTCATCCAACTGCACGACGATATCGAAACGACGCCCGTCGCCAGTCGTCACCTCCCGTTCCTCAGGGACCAGCGGGAACTGCTTCGCAAGGCCCATCGGGAACTCGACGACCTGCACGACGAAATCCTGCACGCTTGCCGTGAAGTCGAACGCAATGCGAAGACCAGCGACGAAGAACTGCAACGCTGGTACGCCAACGCCAACGTCACCGCTTGCGGGGCTGGTGGGCACAACAAGGGCGACAGGAATCGCCGACTCGCCGACTCTTATCTCGCCGAACTTCGGGCCCGTGGACTGGAGCCCGACGGCAGGAAGGGAAGGTTCAACGGCGACGGCACGTGCTAACCCTCAGGGCCCCCGCAAGGGGGCCCTTTTCGTTTGGCCCAGTCCTTACCCTGCCCGACGGCCTGAGACGCCCGGATAGTTCCACCTGACTGCCTCCCGCCTAGCACCTGGCCCTCACCCGCTTCCCGCCCGTCAACCGTGGAGCCCTACCCCTTCCCAGCCCTCCCAGCCCCCTCAGGCCCGACGCCCTCAGGACGCTCTCAGGAGCCCGTCAGGAACCCCTCAGGAACCCGTCCCGACCCCTACCACCTTCACCGCCTAAAAGCCCCGCCTTGCCCCAGCCTGAGGCCCTGCCGACGACGTCGGCCCGACGCCCTGCCCCAGCCCCCAGCCAGCCCCGTCCCCAGCCCCAGCCCTGCACCCCCCATTCCGCACCCCCAGCCCTAGGGGGGGGAGGGGGTCGGGATTTTGTCCGTCCCCCTGAGGAAGTACGGGTCCAGACAGGGAAACTTTTTATCCCAAAAAGGAGGTGGGATGTGAGGAGGCCGCGCGGAGCGTGGCAGGGGGGTTATTAGGGGGGACGGCCTGTATGTTGTCAAGCAGCAAAATGAGATATTCTAACAAAGAGCCGATTGCCGATGATTCATATTGACTTCGTCAAATAGAGTATAGGATAGGGGGTGTTCTTTGAATATGCCCCGTTAGCACAGCGGTAGTGCGACTGTTTTGTAAACAGTAGGTCGTAGGTTCAATCCCTACACGGGGCTCTCTTTCCGACCCGTAGTTCAACGGATAGAACACCCGCCTTCTAAGCGGGTTATCTAGGTTCGATTCCTAGCGGGTCGATTTACCCTGATGGTGTAACGGTAGCACTAGAGATTTTGGTTCTCTTTGTCTAGGTTCGAATCCTAGTCGGGGTTCTTTACATGGGGGTATAACTCAGCGGTTAGAGTGGGCTCTTTATAAGGGCTAAGTCGGGGGTTCGAATCCCCCTATCCCTGCCATTAACATAACGCTTGACTAATATGAATAAAGATATCAGTAATGAACGAATGAAAGAAAAAGAACTTTCAGTTTCGCTAGGCGTCTCTAGGGAGATGCTGAAGATGATGCGTGATTCGTACACCGAAGGCATGCATTGGATTCGTGAGGAAAGCAACAAGCCGAAGAATCTCTGGAAGGTCGTCTGGACCGAACAGGGAATGTCGATGCTCAGGAAGAACCTAGGATTGGACATCACGATTGACCCTCCCCCTCCCCTCGAAGAGAAGGAAGGCGTCGTTTCTGCGAAGTTCAAAAACCCTAGGATTATGTCCGTGCTCGTCGAGGGCAAGACCCTTAATGTTCTTTGCAAGGATTCCAGCAAGTTCAGCATGGGGATGGACGTCAAGATTAAGTGGGACGGCCTGAGATGGGTCGTCTCCAAGCACCCTCGTTTCGTGGGTAAATACTAACATGGCTACATACAAAGGCCGCAAGGTCACATTGAACCGTCCTTTCAGGACTCCGAACGGACCGAAGAAGTCCGCAGTCTACGTCAAATCTGGTAGCAAGGTCAAGGTTGTCCGCTTCGGCGACCCGAAGATGAGTATCAAGAAGAACAACCCAGCCCGTCGCAAATCTTTCCATGCTCGGCACAAGTGTGCCACGGCTAAGGATAAGACAACCCCCAGATACTGGTCCTGCAAGGCTTGGTAATTATGCCTAAACCATCAGATACGGAATACGAGTGGTCTGCGACCCTCATCGACGAACTCAGGAAGTCTGGGTTCAGTCCTTCGCAGATTAAGAACATCCTTCCCAACCTACTCGTAGAAAGCGGATGGGGTCGTGCCGACGCAGTCCAAGGCGACTGGAAAAAAGGCTGGGCTGGAGACAGCGGTGGCTTTAACGTAGGTCGTGGGTATATTCAACTCACGGGTCGTAAGAACTACGAGCATATGGAACGCCTTACTGGTATTCCTCTCACGCAAGACCCTAAACTCGCCGCCGTGCCAGAAAACTCGGCGAAGATAGCCGCCGCTTACCTAAAGCATCGTCAGGAAGCCTATGGTCACATACAGGACCTGAGTTATAATTCTTTCGAAAGCGTGTACACGGCTCTTGCACCCAAGAACAAGGACCCGAACACAAGGCTCAAAGAAATCGAGAAGCAAGGCTACAGGCTTGCCACCGACGAAGACGTGTCAATCAACATGCCAGCGTACGACCCGAAGATGTTCACGGTACAGCCTGACGGCTCGCTGATGCCGAACTCGACCCCTACCAGTCGATGAATCTCACCCCGCACCCAGTTCTGGTAGTGCCTACCGTCGAGGAGATAAGAGCCCTCACGGAGAAGCACGGTGCGGAAAAGGTCGCAGAACTATTATCAATCCGTGAGGACAAGATACTCGCAGAAAAACTCGACCCGTACAGGCACGGGTTCGACCTACCACATTGGAAAGAAGCGGACCTGTTGCTCAAAGAAAACAACGAGTTGCTTGTGCTCGGAGGGAACCGTGCGTCGAAGACGGAGTGGGCGGCGAAGCGGGTAGCCCAGACGCTCATAAACCTGAAGGACGCCCGTGTCTGGTGTCTGCACACGACGAACCAGTCGAGCATCCAGATGCAACAGAACGTCGTGTACAAGTACCTCCCGTCGGAATACAAGAACCTCAAGAAGAACAAGGTCCAGAACGTCGAGTACACGCAGAAGAACGGTTTCAGCGACAACACTTTCATCCTACCGAACAAATCTCAATGCTTCTTCATGAACTACGCCCAGAAGCGTGACGTCATCGAAGGCGGCGAAGTCGATTTGATTTGGTGCGACGAGTTGGTTCCTTTAGACTGGATTGAGACGCTACGCTACCGCATCGTGACCAGAAGCGGCAAGTTGCTGGTGACTTTCACTCCAGTCACGGGTTATAGTCCAGTAGTCAAAGAGTATGTCTCTGGTGCTAAGATAATCAAGCATAGAGAAAGCCCCCTGCTCCCAGATACTGTCAACGTCAACGGCTGTCCTAAGGGCGTCATGCCCTACGTTGCTAAGTCCCATGTCAGGCCAGCCGCCGTGATATGGTTCCATAGTGAACTAAACCCGTATAATCCTTTCGAGCAATTGAAGAAGACGCTCGCTGGCAAGAAATCGTACGAGGTCAAGATTCGTGCGTACGGATGGGCCGACAACATCACAGGAAATCAATTCCCAAGATTCATAGACCATGTGAACATCATCAAGGACGAGCATATTCCGAAAGAAGGCACGAATTATATGGTCGCAGACCCCGCTGGAGCCAGAAATTGGTTCATGATATGGGGTCGGGTTGACGCCGACGGGAATATCTACGTCTACAGGGAGTGGCCCGACACGTCAGAAGGCGAATGGGCCCTGCCGTCGGCGGACCCCGACGGAAAAATCGGAACCGCCCAGCGTTCTAACGCTGGACGGAGTCTAGCCGATTACAAGAATCTCATCCTTGACCTAGAAGACGGTGAGGAAATATCTGAAAGATATATCGACCCTAGGGCTGGCGGAACCAAGGCTGTGACAGAAGACGGCGGTGTGACGCTCATTGACATGCTTGATGACGGCGAAAATCCGATGCATTTCGTTCCAGCGGCTGGCGTAAAGATAGAACAGGGCGTCGCAATGATAAACGACGGCTTTTCCTTCGACCAGAATATAGAAATGTCCCCCTTGAACAAGCCAAAACTATATATATCAGAATCATGCCAAAACTTAATATATTGCATCAAGGAATGGACTGGATTGGATGGAGAAAAGGGTGCTACAAAGGACCCAATCGACTGCCTGAGGTATCTAATCACCATGAACCCCATATATTTGACAAAAGATACCATGAAAGGCTGGGGTGGGGGAAGTTACTGATGGAAATCTACTACCCAGAGATACTTTCTAGGAAGAAAGCCATAAACATGACTGGACTTTC